GACCGTGCTGGCGACGTAGCGCGCGACCGTGACGGCGTGGTCCTGTTGATGCGGGGCTGGCTGTTCAAGCTCCAACCCGGCGGGCGTCAGCTGCCAGACGTAGTTCTCGAATTCGCTCGTCAGATTTGGGCACCGCGGGCCCAGGATCCGGATCCGATCCTGATGGAGCAACGACGACAGCGTTCGGATTCCGGACAGCACAGAGCGTGCGTGCTCGTCGAACGTCCCGGCACCATAGTTGCGATGTTTCGAAACCCTGATCCCCGCGCGCTGAAAGCGGACCAGATTGTCCGGTTCAGCCGGATCGGCCACCCATTCATTGAAGCGCCACTTTTGCTGCAGCTTGATCGCCTCCGGCGCCCAGAAGTCTTCGACCAACAGCGATGCAGAATAGACCTCGTCAAGAAACCACAGTACTGGTCGCTCGCCGAACGTCAGGCCGGCGACCAACAGAGCGCCCGGGTTGCTGAAGCCCCAGTCGCAGCCGCCCAAGATGCGCTGGAATTGGATCCCGTCTGGCAGTTTCGAAACCGAAACCCGCGCCCGCGCGAAACCCCGGTAGACCTGGCCGATGAATGCCTGCCGGCTCGCCTCCCATTCGCGCTCGAAGTACTCGGGCGCCAGCGTCGCGCGCGCATGCGCGACCTCGGCCTGCAGGCCAGGCGCGCGGGTGTTGGCCGCCGTAGGCCACCAGTGGGATGAATATCCCGGCACATGGTCATTGGCCGGCCGCTCGAAGGCCTCCCACGTCCAATCGCGACCCAGCGGCGTCGTGGTGGCAATACACCAGCCCTGTTTATCGGCGAGCGCCGGCCGTAGATAGAGCGGCCAGGCATCGGCGCGGACGCGGGCGGCCTCCTCAATCCACATGCCATCGAGACCACTGCCGACCTTTTTTTGTGGATTCCGAACCGTCTTGAATTCGATCAGGATATCGCCCTTGAGCCACCAGCGGCCCTTCGCGTTGTCGACATGGTCGATCAGCTCCTCTGGCAGGAACTGCAGCAAATAGCGCTTCGGCTCATCGAGCAGCTCATATGTATCGGCGCAGATCCAATAGTGCAGCCGCGCGCGCCGCTGCCACCAAAGGACGGTTCCGCGCCGCGCGGCGCCGGGCAGATAGAGTAGCTGCTTCCGGCGCGCGAAGTCATCCCAGACGCGCTGAATGAACTTCTTGGCGGCCGTATAAGTCTTGGCTCCGCGGCGGCCGGCCAGACCCAAGACAAAGCGCGCCGGGTCGATGAAAAACCGGTAGGCCGGCAGGTGGAGCGGGCTGTCAGGGCCGAATAGCTGGATCGTGAGCGCAAGCGACATTCAGGCGCACCGCCGGCTCCCTGGTATCTCCAGGTGTTGGCCTTCTGATAGCCTGACGTTGATGGGACGCTTATCGAGGACGTTCATCTCGTGGTCACCCGCCTCACGACGCAGGAGCCGGCTTTTCTGCATGCGCCGGGCGACCGCACAGGTTACTGCCTGGGTCGTCGCCTCGCTTCGCCGTCGCTGGGTCTGGCCTTTGTCACGACAGTTTGTCAGCCGTCGTGGTAGTCGTTTCGGTCATCGGCGCAAGTTGGCACTGTAACTCGGGTGGCGGTGGCATGTGGGTGTGAACGTGGATTTCGGTGGGCACCACGGAGTTCGCATCTTCGATGTCGGGATCAATCGCGATCACGGCGCGCACCAGCACGTCAAGCACCTTCGCTGCATCGACCGCCAGTGATGAATGCTCCGTACCGCAATTCCTTGGCTTGAGCACCGAGATGAGCGGATTGATCTGCCCTAAAAATTGCGTCGCCAGATCCGCGCGTATGGAACGACGTATGCTGACAAGGTCATCGGTCTTGAGCCGGCTAACAATCTGTACCACCGTCATGCGTGGCATCTTGAAGTGCTGGCCCGTCTCGCTGAAGTTCTGGCTCAGCAAATAGTGCGCATAAACCGCCTCTTCCTTGGCCGGCGGTGTTTTTCTGCCCTTCATTCCTCGGTCACCTGCCACCAGCAGCTACCGCGGTCAAATGCCGCCACAACTGGGGCCGCACTCTCTTGATCGCCAGTCGCGACGTCACGATGCGCATGCCGTCGACAAACTCCACCGTAATGCGGTTCGCGGCGCCATCCGGAACCCAGCCCTGCTTCTGGGCCTCATACACGACGCGGCAGAGCTGGCCCTTGCGTTGTGGCAGTACGCGTCGTAGGAACCAGCGATAGGCAAATTCCGATGCGGGCGGCGGCGCGATGGCCGCTGGGGTCAGTTTGTTTTTCCCCAAGGGGGCCATTTCTCCGGATGGAAGGTCTCCTGTGTTTCGCCCTTCTTGAGCATCCAGATCGGGCGGCCGAGCTCGAATCGCCACAGGCGGCCCATCAGCATGCGCGCCGGCGGCCGGATGCAGATGTCGCTCACGGCCCGATGCGCGACTCCCATGCTGCGCTCGACCTTTTCGTCGCTCGTCATGGCGCCATGCTGGACCACAACCTTGACGTGTCCGTGGTGCTGGCAGTCAGGGCAGGCCCAGGGCAAGAACCATTCGATCGGGCCCTTTTGCGGCATGGTGCCTACCACGGGATTTCACCAAAGCGACTCAGCATCTGTCGGTGCTCCTCCTCGCTCTGCTGGCGCGCGCCAAGGTCGCCCTGAATCATCGCCATCCCGCCGGCGGGATTGGTGGTCCGGATAACGAGTGGCTCACGGTCGCCAGAATTGACGATAACTGAATGCCGAGAGATATTCTGCAGCCAGCCATGGCGGACGGTCAATGGTTGGCCATAAAAGTAAACCACGGGCGCGTCCTCGTCTACTAGGTGCGCGCGCTTCACGCCGTGCTTGTTCGCGCGCCCCAGCCATTCGGTGTCGACGTGGAATCGAAATCCCTCGTCCATCGGGCCGATCTCGTCCCATACGGCGCGATGCATGAGCCAGCCCGACGGCGTGGCGAAGTCATTGACGCGCTGGAAGTTGCCGGCCACGTCGACCTCGCGCTGATTACTGGTCACCATGTCGACGCGGGAGAGCCACGGGATTTGTGCAGCCAGCTTTTCGGGGCACCAGATGTCATCGTCTTCCAGGAACGCCAGCACGTCGCCGGTGGATGCGCGCACAGCGGCATTGACGGCGGCAGCTTGGCCGCCCGCGCCAGCGAATACCTGCGTAACGCCCTTGAAGCGCTCAGGTAGCAGCCCTGTGTTCAGCTGATCGCGAAAGGCTTGCATACCCATCGTCGCTGCCGCGATCGGATTGGCTGCGTTGACCTTTATCGGCGAATCCATTCCCACGACGAATTCAATTTCATGTTCGCCCGCGGCCGACTGCCGGTGCACCGACATCAGCGCGCGGTCGAGATAGAGATTCCCAGTCTCGCTCATAGGATTGACCTGCAAGCGACTAGGTGTAATGACGCTGATTTTCACCGGCACACATCCGGAATCCAATGGTCATCGTCAACGCTGGGCTGCCATGGTTCGGACGTCTCAAGACGCGGCGGGGCGCACTGAAGACAGGTACAGCCAACAGAATGCGGGGATGTCATCAGCGCGTTTTCTTTGACGGCCAGGCGCAGGCGGCCAAGTGCATGATCGATTGTGTCTGCGGGTCGCTTCTCAGCAACGGACGTTGACATATGCGGCAGCGGGCCGTCTACCGTCTGTTTGCCATGCCACCATCCATCTTGATGAGGCCATTTACATCCAACAAATCCACACATGATCATCGCTGCCGCTCCAGTTCTTCGACGTACGGTCGATAGATAATCTCTCCCTGCCGCTTGGTCACTTGGTATTCGGGCCGCGTGATGACCGTGTGGCCATCGGCCAATTCGCGGTATCCCGAATAGTGAAAAGCCACGAGCGAGCGGTTGCCGAAGTACGGAACGCCGCCCCGGACATCAAGCGCGCGGCCATGGATCGCCCACGGGCCAAGGTTTGCTCCTGGAGCCATAACCACATGCGCGCCATGCTTTTCCGGCCACGCGTCAAGGTATTTTTGGTCGCCATAACGCAACTGCCTTTCGGGAATTGGGACCTGCTCCACACGGTCATAACACCACTCTCGGCATTGCGCCGCCCACTCTTCGACAATCTCACGATTCGCGATATAGACGAGGCCCACATTGTATTTTCCAAATACCTCATGCGTCTCAACTGTCGGCCCCGGTAACCCGTGCGATGCGCTGGCGAAGTTGTGCGGGAACACTGCCGCAGGTGCGGCGCCAATTTCTGCAAAGACTGGCTCTGGCGATGAATGGAACATTATGTCAGCATCGACGTAACAGACGGGACGGCCGGTCGACTTCATGACCTCTGCGATCCACCACGGACCGAGCGTCCACATCGTCTCGACCCTGGTGCGTTCCGGTCCAGGCAGGATGGCGATCGTGCCCGGCAGCTGCGTCGGGCATCCAACTGATTCTGCCCAATCACGCACGCCTTCGTCCCACGACAGAATATGCAACTCGAACGGCTGGCAGTGTCGCAGCATTGAGGCGTGGAGCGCCTTGAGGCGAGTGATATAATTGCTATCGGCATATGTGGCGTAGACGCGCGGCCGCGCACAGACATAGGTCGTCGATCCAGCGTCAGCTCGGAAAAAATCGCGACCTTGGAATCCAGTCT